AGCGGCGTTACAAAGCCCTTGAGGCTTGTAACGCCATGCCGAGCTCGGCGCGCCTGGAGCAATTACTTATTGGAGCAGTCGCATGAGCAATCCCGACAAGCTGCAATCGCCTCCGGTGAGTGGCCCACACGCGCGATCGCCCGCGGCCGGCGAGCAGCCGGCGCTGTTGCCAGCCAGCCAGGCCGAGCCGGACAGCGACGCTGAGGAATTTCTACCGCTGGCGATCCCAGAACCCGGCCGTCGGGGTCCGGGGAAGCCGAAAGGCAGCGTCAACATTCGCACCAACACCACGTTCCAGGCGGCGATCTCGCGCTACGGCGATCCGCTCATTGCCGAGATCGCGTGGGGCAACATGGACACGCTGACGCTGATCCGCGAGCTGCGAAAGATCGCCAGCGACGCGGGCCTGAAGTTGGGCGCGACGGTGATGGACGTGGTGCGGTTTCAGCAGCAATGCCGCGCCTCGGCGCTGCCGTTCGGCCACGCCAAGCGCGCCTCGGTCGACGACAAGGGCGAGCCGGTGCTGCCGACCTTCCTTGGCATCGGCCGCGTGCAGGTCGCGCCAGGCGGTCACGTGACGTTCAAGGGGCAATCGCTGGAGGATTTGGTCGACGTGACGCCGAATGAAGAAATACAACAAAACCAAGGGCCTGGCGATGACCAAGCGAAATAGTCTCACGTCGATAAGTCTCACGACGCGGCAAGGCGCTGATATGTCGAGGCAATCGGCCATACGGCAGCTGATCCTAAATCAGCCAGTGCGAAGCCTCGCGGGCGCAGCTGGCGACCAGATCGGACCCCCCGCCGGCCTATCGCTCGGCGGCGCTGGCGCCGGCCGACCTTGGAAACCCCGCGCGCCCCTCCCCGCCCGGGGGGTGGTTCCTCACACACACGGCTCGATTAACGCACACGCGAAAACGCGAAACTTGATTTACAGCGGAAGGGTCCGGGGATGGGCTTCACCGCGCGGGTACGGGGTGGCGCGGCGATGAGCGAGTGGGAAGTACCGAACGAATTCACGCTGCCGAGCGGCAAGGATATCCCCGAGCTGCGCGGCGCCAACATCAACCCGCTGTTTTTCGAGCCGCCAGGTCCGGTCGGACAAGGCTACGTCTACGGCACCGACCCGATCGATTTTATCATGGGGCCGGTGGGCTCCGGGAAAACCACGTGCTCGATCTTTCGCATGTTCGCCTTCGCCATGCGGATGCCGGCCTGCGCCGACGGCGTGACGCGGGTGCGCGGCGCCGCCATCCACGAAAACCTGCGCGCGCTGCAGCGCACCGGCCTGGAGAGCCTGCATCAATTCATCCCGAAGGATTTTCCCGGCGCGCATTTCGAAGGCGGGCAGGATCGGCCGTTCAAGGGCACGATGCGTTTCCGCACGCCGCGCGGAAAAGTTCTGCAGATCATCCTCGACGGCTTCGGCATCGGCGACCATACGATCGAGCAGCTGCTGCGCGGCTATCAGGCCAACTTCTTCTGGAACGTCGAAGCCGATCTGCTGTCGAACGGCGTGCCGCCGGACGAATATGCGCGCGTCGCGCAAGGCCGCTATCCCGGCAAGGCGCTGCTCGCCGATCCGCAGGCGCCGGTGCCGGGCTCGGTGTGGGGCGATCTCAACCCGCCTTTGATCTCGCACTGGATACACGACGACTTTATCGACAAGCCGCGGCAGGGCTACACGCTGCGCCGCCAGCCTTCCGGCCTTTCCGATCAGGCGGAAAACCGCCGCTTCGTCTCGAAAGCGGATTACGAAAAGCTGGCGCGCACGCTGCCGGCCGACAAGGTGCGCCGCTTCGTGCATGGCGAATTTGGTTTGGTCGGCGACGGCGCGCTGGTCTATCCCGAATTCGATCACAGCATTCACGTCGCCAAAGGCCCGCTGACGCCGCTCGACATGCCGCTGCGCATCGGCGCCGACGGCGGCGGCTCGCCGGCCGCGGTGCTCGGCCAGTATACGCCGAAGGGCCACATGCGCTGGCTCGATGAGGTTTGCACCGAAAACGGCTCCGTCACTAGTCCGGGGCGCTTCGCCGAATATCTGATCGACGTGCTGCAGTCGAAATATCGCGGGCTGCCGATCCAGTTCGGTTGGGGCGACCCTTCGGCGTTTCACGGCGCCGATCGTCAGGCCGGCGAGCTGTCGTTCATGGAAATCGTCGGCAAGGCGCTCGGCATCCAGATGCTGCCGACCACGACCAACGAGCCCGGTGCGCGGCAGGAGAGCGTCGCCTACTTCCTGCGCAAGCGGCTCGATGAAGACGGCTTCCCGTATTTCATCATGGACCCGCGCATGAAGATCGCGCTCGGCGGCTTCCAGGGCGGCTTCATCGTGCAGATGAACCCACACGAAACGACCGACCGGATGCGCTTCGTCAAAAACAAATTCAGCCATCCGCATGAGGCCGGGCAGTATCTCTGCTACGGCTCGCGCGGCCATGCCGGCGTCATCAACGACGCGGCGCGCGCCGGCCGCGGCGGCAACGTGACGCTGTTCCGGCCGGGCGCGAAGCCGAAGTCAGATTTCAACGTGTGGGATGCGTAGGAGGGGCAAATGCCAGATCAAACAGTGCGCTGCATCGGCGGTCCTTCGGACGGCCGGCGCGTCAAGTTTCCCGGCGGCGTCGAGGAAATGCCGATCATCAACCCGGTCCATATCCCCGAACCAGAGCCGGGCAACATCAGCCAATCGTTCCCCGCGACGGTCTACATGGTGCGCGAAATGCGAACACCGGACGGCGAGATCAAATTCGCGACGCCGGTGACATGGTCGATGGCGCAGGCGCTGCGCCATGCTCTGACGTGACCCTTCGCGTTGTCACCGATGCGCCGCTGCATGAACTGGTGGATCTGTGGGCCGCGGCCGGCGCGACCAAGCCGCTCGAGATCCGCGCGGCGATGCTGCAGGCCGCCCGGTCGGAAAGCCTGTGCTTCTATGCCGGCGAGCGCCTGATCGCGGCGGCGTTGTTCTATCCGGTGCCGCCTGCGGCGGCCGGCGACGATCCGCGCGAATTGGCCTTTGCCTGCCTGCCTGAAGCTGCCCGCCACCTGCCGACCTTGATCCACACCGCGCGCTTAACGCTGACGCGCTTCGCCCAGATTGACGGCCTGCGCCTCTTGGCGCGTGTGCGCGTGGGGCATGAGCCCGGCCGGCGTCTCACCCGGTTGATCGGCTTTATCCACACCGACACCGCCGGCGGCTTCGAGCGATGGGAGTGGAGCCATGTCGAAATTCGTCCAAGGGGTGAAGAGCTTGTTCACCGGCGTGCCGGACGCCGATAATTCCGAAGAAATCGCGCGGCAGGAAGAAAACCTGAAAAAGCAGCGCGAACAGCAAACACTCACGCTCGAAAACCAGAAACAGAACCTGCAGCAACAGGAAGGTGAGCAAACAACCGCGGCCGGGCGCGCCTCGCGCGTGCCGCGCGGCCGGCGCCTGCTGCTCGCCGCCACGGGTGAAGCCGGCCTGCCCAGCAAGCTCGGCGGCTGAGAGTGGCAGACAGCGCGCCATCCGAGGGCGGCAAAGTCGCCGAGGGCACCACGCCCGGCGGCACCAAGTACCGCATCACATTGGCCGATCACCGCAAGCGCGCGTTGCGCGCCTGGTCCGACCGCGATCTGTGGCAAAAATTCTATGACGACGCCTATGAGTTCGTGATCCCGTTCCGCCAGCCGGCGGCGCGCCGCGGCAAGGCGCAACAGAAGATCGACCGGCTGTTCGATGCTACCGCCGTTGAAAGCGCGTTCCGCGCCGCCGGCCAGCTGCACGCCGATCTGTTCCCGCCCGACTTTTTCAAGCTGGCACCCGGCGCCGTCAGCAAGGTGGCGATGGAGAAGCCCGCTCTCGAGGAAATGGAAAAGGGCCTTGAGACGATCGGCAATATCGTCAACGCCTTTTTCCAGACCGGCGAATTCGACACCGCGTCGAGCGAAATGTGCATCGATCTTCTGGTCGGCACCGGCGCGCTATTCCCGGTCGAGGGCGACGCCGACAACCCGGTGCGCTTCGTCTGCATTCCGTTCGACGAGCTGGCGATCGAGGTCGACGCCTACGGCAAGGTGGTGGCGATCTACTGGAAGTCGATGCTGACGCGGCGCCAGATCAAGGCGGCGTTTCCGAACGGAAAATTTCCCGACAGCTTCGTCCGCGCCGACAACAGCCCGGACGAGGAAATCGAAATCTGCCAGGACTTCGTCTTCGATCCCGACAAAAAGGACTGGATATTCTGCGCCTATGTCGCCGACAGCGAAGCGCCGATCGTCGAGACCGCCTACCGCACCCAGCCGATGGCGGTGCCGCGCTATCACCGCGTGCCTGGCGAAGCCTATGGCCGCGGGCCGATCCTGTTGGCGCTGCCGACCATCAAGACCTTGAACAAGGCGGTCGAGCTGACGCTGAAGTCGGCGGCGATCCAGATGCTCGGCATCTGGGGCTACCGGCCCGGCGCGTTCAATCCCGACACCGCGCGGCTCGGGCCGGGCGAATTCTGGCCGATGCAGTCGACGTCGGGCGTGCTCGGCCCGGACGTTCACCGGCTCGACACATCGTCCGGCAAGGTCGACGTCGGCCAGCTGATTTCGCAGGAGCTGCGCCTGCAGGTGCAGTCGATGCTCGGCGACGACCGGCTGCCCGACAAGGGCGCGACGCCGGTATCGGCGACCGAGATCATGGCGCGGATGAAGCGCATCGCGCAGAACTATATGGGCGCATGGGCGCGCGTGGTGAACGAAGTGCATCCGGTGATCGTGCGGCGGGTCATCGAAATTCTGGCGCGCCGGAAAATTCCGGGCGTGCCCGATCTCGATATCAACACGCTGCTGGTCAAGGTCGACGTGCTGTCGCCGATCACCGCTGCGATCAAGGCGGCGGGTCAGTCGCGCATCATCGACTTTATCCAGCTGGTGATCGCGCTGAAGGGCTCGCCGATGGCGGCGGAAATGATCGTCAAGGTCGACGACGCGCTGCGCCACATCGGCAAAGAACAAATCCCGGCTTCGCTCTTGATGACGGTCACCGAGCAGCAGCGGCTGGAAGGTCTGATCCAGGCCGCGGTCGCGCAATACGCCGCGGCGCAGGCCAAGCAGCAACAGCCGCAACCCGGAGCCGCCGCATGAGCGATCAACCCGCCGTCAATCCGTCGCGCTTTGGCGCGCGCCAGGCGCAGCCGGTCGATGCGCTGATGGGCGATGCCCGCGACATTCTTGAAGGCCTGTTCAGCAAGCCCGATCCGAAAGACATGCCGATGGAGGCGCGGATCGAGGCCGAGCGGCTGGAGCGCATTCGCGGCATCGCCGCGCGCAAGTTCGGCGACGCCGAAGGGCAGGAATTGCTGGAAGCGCTTTGCGACGCCACCGTGCGCCGCCCGGTGATGATCGTTTTGCCCGGCGTCAAGCTGGAGGATGCCGCGCTGTATGCGTCGAAGCGCGAAGGCCAGAACGACACGCTGTTTTTGCTGCTCGCCTGGATCGCCGCGGGGCGAAGCGAGCGGCCACCGCAGAGAGAGGGACGATGATGAAACGACTGACAGGAGGTCTGTTGAGTTCGACCATATTGCGATCGCCGCCCGGCGAAGGTGGCGGCGGCGCAGCTGGTGGCGCGGCAGGCGCCGACAATGCCGGCGCGGACGGTGCCGGTGGCACGCAAGACAACAAGGGCTCCGGCGGCGATCGTCCCGCGCTGACGGATGGCGGGCAGGCCTCGGGCGACAAAGGTGGCGCCGCCGCCCCTTATCGCCCCGAGGGCCTGCCCGATCATCTGTTCGGCAAATCGGACCAGGAAACCATCGACAGGCTGCACAAGACGGTTTCCGGCTTCCGGCAGACGGAGGGCGATCGCGGCGCGGTGCCGAAAACCCCGGACGAATACAGACTGGAATTCGGCGACAAGGTGAAGCCGTTCGCCGAGAATTTCGGCAAAGACCCGCTGTTCAAGCAGACACTGACGATCGCCCATGAGGCCGGTATAACCGACAAGCAGTTCGGCAAATTCCTGCCGAAGCTGCTGGAGCACATGGTCGACAGCGGCATGGTCGAAGCGCCGCTCGACGCCACCGCCGAGCTATTGAAGCTGATGCCGGCGAGCGCCGCCGGGCTCGACGATGCCGGCAAGAAAGCGGCGGCGGGCAAGCGGCTGCAGGACAATATCGCCTGGGTCGACACCATGACCAAGCAGTTCGCCTCCGGCGACCAGACCAAGCAGGCGCCGATCTCGCAGGCCTTCGAATGGCTGGCGGCGGCGGCAACCGACAAAGTACAGGCGAACTATCTGATCGAGTTCCTGCGCGGCAACGCCACCGAACAGCGGCCGGCGCTGGATGGCGGCAAACCGCCGGCCGGCACCGACGGCGCGGCGGTGCAGGCGCGGCTGCGCGATCCGCGCAACGATCCGATGTCGTCGAAATTCGAACAGGGCTTCGCCGACGAAACCGACAGGCTGTCGAAACAGACGTGGGGCTGAGAGGCCTTGGGCCGATCGCGCTTAACGGCGCTGCGCTCAATCCAGATTGCAGGGCGACCGCGAGGATGGACCCGCGGCCGCCCTTTGCAATTTGCGCTTAGGGCACAGCGCCGCGGACTTTCGCTCGCGACGCGGTGCCGATGGCACAGACCGGAGGGCGCCGTGGCAATCGGCCGAAGCGGGTGAACCAGAAACCCCGCGCGCTGAAACAGCGCGCGCACCCGAGAGGCTGCCATGTCGATCGAAGCCCCCAATTGGTACACCGTCCAATACGACACCAAGGTCAACCACATCCTGCAGAGCGAAGGCTTCCTGCTGAAGGGCACCACGCTGCCGCCCGTGCAGGTCGTCGGTAACGAGCTGCAGTTCTTCATCCTCGGCCGCGGCGAAGCAAACGAAATGTCGCAGACGGTCGAAATGATCACGCCGGCCAATCTCGGCAAGGATACCGAGAAGGTGGCGATGAAGGATTTTCAGTTCGCCGAATTCGTGCGGCACGGCGAGGCGGAACGGATCAGCGTGCAATTCCGCTCGGCCATTCAGGAGGCCGGCGCGATGGCGCTCGGCCGCAAGTTCGATCGCGTCATCCTCGGCGCGATGGACGACGAGGCCGGCGATATCGACACGATCGGCGACGGCACGGCGGCGATCTCGCCGCTCGACGTGTCGACCGCGAAGGGCGAAATCAACGCGCTCGGCATGATGAAGATGAACGAGTTCTTCCTGCCGGTGCCGTCGATGGCCTGGGAGCAGCTCAAGCTCTACAAGGTGTTCAACAACGCCGACTACACCGGCCCCGACCTCAACTTCAAGAACAACACCGAAGCCAAGACCTGGAACAACACGCAGTTTTTCCAGCTGCCGGACGAAGCGTTTACGTCGCCGGCGACCGGCGAGGTCTACACCTATCTGTGGAACCGCCGCACGGTGGGCTTCGGATCGAATTATTCGATCAACACCAAAATCACCTACGAAAACCTGTTCACCTCGTGGCTCTACAACTCGACGATGTCGGGCGCCGCCAAGGTGCTGCAGGAGGAAGGCGTTCGCCGCCTGCACATCAAGATCGACGATCCGCTGGCGATCGACGGCGTGCAGCCGACCCCGTAAGTCGCGTCCTTTGAGTTAACCGGGGCGCGGCTTTGAACGGCCGCGCCCCCCACAACAAAACCGCCATTCCGATCATCAACTTCTGGAGAACCAAGTCATGGCATACGATGCCAAAAAGCTCAGCCGCCAAGGCGGCATCCCCTACGCCGCCGGCGACAGCAAATCGATCTACGGCTACGCCAGCGCCGACACTCTCGCCGCGATCGCCGCGTCCGGCTATTTCAACAGCGCAACCAAGCGGCTGCGCAAGGGCGATCTGATCCATGTCACCGCGTCACTCGGCGGCACGCCGGAACATACGACGCTGGTTGTCACGTCGGCCACCGGCGCGGCAACCGTCACCACGTCGCTCGAAGGGACCGACGCGCTCGGTGTCGTGGGCGTGGCGGCCGGCTACAAGCTCGCGCGCGGCGTCGCCACCATCACCGGCTCTGGCACGGTGGTGACCGGGCTCGCCACCGTGGTGGCGATCATCGCCACGCTCGGCGCCGATGCCTCGCTGACCAACGGCATCGCCGTCACCGCCTCGATCGGCGATCAGGCCGGTACGCCTGCCGCCGGCTCGGCGATCGTGAAAGTCTGGAAGCCGACCGCGAGCGGCGATGTGACGCCGATCGCATCGGCGGCGGCGGTCGCGGTCAACTGGGTTGCCATCGGCACCTGATGTCAGCGGGCGCGGCCTTGGAGCCGCGCCCACCTTCCCGACGCGGAGCATTGCGGCATGGCCGGCAGCGGTACCGACGATATCGACGTGATCAACAATGCGCTGTCGCGGATCGGCGCCGGGCCGCTGTTCTCGCTGACCGAGGAAACCGATCTGGCGGCGCAGTGCAACGCGATCTACCGCCCGGTCGTCAATGCGCTGATCGGCCGCTACGCCTTTTCGTTTGCCAGCCGGACCTACAGGCTCGACGCGGTGGCGGCGACCGCGGAGAATGGCTACGACGCCGCCGGCAAATGCTTTGCCACCGGATGGCGCTACGGGTTTTTCCTGCCCGGCACACGGCTCAGCCTGCCGCACCGCATTCTCGACAATCCGCGCGCGCCTAACCGGCCGCTGCGCGACTATCTGATCGAGGAAGACAAGGTTTTCGCCGACCGCACGCCGCTATGGGCGACGGTGCCGGTGTGGACGGCGATCGCCAACTGGCTGCCGACCTTTCGCCTCGCCGCCGAAACATTGCTGGCCGGCCATCTGGCGGTGCCGATCACCCACGACAAGGGCTTCGCCGCCGATCTCATCGAATTGGCGCAGGGCGCGCCGCGCGACAACGGCATCGGCGGCCTTGTCGGCCAGGCCATTACCCTTGACGCGGCCAGCTCGCGCAGCGCCGCGCCGATGCAGAGCGATCCGCTCGGCGACGCGCGGTTTGCGTAAGGAAAAACCATGGTCGCCCAGCCCGGCATCTATCAGGCCTCCTGCAACTCCGGCGAGCTGATGCTGGAATTGAACGGCCGCACCGACGTCAAGCAGTTCTATGCCGGGCTGTCCTATGCGCTCAATGTCGAGCCGGTGCCGCAAAGCGGCGGCCGGCTGTCGGCGCGCAGCCGGCATCGCGGCCACATCCGCCGCGTGCTCGGCGAGGTCGCCAACGGCTCGACCGACTATGAAACCGACCCGGTCAGCGAAGCCGGCGTCATCGCCCGCGTCGACTTCGCCGCCGGCGCGACGGACCATATCTGCGCCTTGCGGCTCGACGGCTTCGGCGCCGATATCGAACTCGACGATATCCTACAGGCCGAAGCCCTGATCGGCGGCGTGTGGACCGAATTCGGCCCGCCCTTCGCGCTGGTCGAAGGCTCGCACGAAGCGCGCGTGCGCATGGTGGCGCTCGCACCCGGCAGCGACATTACCGCCAGCGCGATGCGCGTGCGTCTGGTCGACGATCCGCCGGCCGCCGTCACCTTCGCCATCGGCGGGCTGGTGGCGATGGCCGAGACCGCGACCTTGTCGCCGGTCAAATACCGGCCGTTCACCTTCTCGCTCGATCAAACCTATGTCGCGGTGTTTACCGACATGCACATCGATTTTTGGCGCGAGGGCGTATGGGTCGGCGCCGCCGCCACCGGCGTGTCCGGCGCCCGGCTGGCGTCGCTGGATACGGTGCAGCGTTTCGACAGCATGCTGCTTTATCACCCCGATCTGCCGACGCAGCGCATCCTGCGCGCCGGCGCCGACCATCAATGGCCGCGCGACGCGGCGCCGGAAGTGAACATTCCGCAGGTCGATCTCGGCGGCGACTATGCCAACGCGGTGACCGACAAGTGGGAAGTCTATCTGCGCTATCCGACCAGCGGCACCTATGCCAACGGCGCAAACTTGCTGGTGTCGTTCAAGATCAACGGCGAGGAAACGCCCGGACTGCCGACCGGCAGCTCGCCGAATTGGGCCACCTTCGCCGCCGCCGTCAAGGATGCGATCGAGGCACTGCCGTCGATCGGCGAGGGCGTCACCGTCGCGCAATCGGCGTCGAGCGGGCTGACAGTGCTGACGATCAGCCTTGCCGGCGAGAATAACGGCAAGATTTTCCAGGTGACGGCGCAGGTGGTCAATACCGCCGAAGGCGCGGCGACGGTCGCCCACACCCAGATCGGCGTGCCCGGCGGCGAGCCGCTGTTCGGCGAGACGCGCGGCTACGCGGCCTGCGCGGCGTTCTACCAGGACCGGCTGAACACGGCGGGGTTCAAGTCGAAAAAAGGCGCGCTGCTGTGCAGCGTCACCGGCGAATATTTCGATCTCAACGTCAACATCGCATCGGCGGCCGGCGCCATCCTCACCAATCTCGACACCGACGGCGCCGAGGAAATCCAGAAACTGGCGCGGGCGCGGCATCTTTTGATCTTCACGTCGGACGCGGAATATTTCGTCTCCGATCGCGCGCTCGACCGGACGCAACCGCTCAACATCGTCAACTCGTCGCGCAACGGCTCGGCCAAGGGCGTGCCGATCATCGAAAGCGAGGGCTCGATCCTGTATCTGACGCCCGACCGGCAGACCGACGAACGCAAGGGCGTGCTGCTCTATGCGATGACCTATGACGACGTGAACCAAGCCTACGTGTCGGACCCGCTGTCTCTGCTGGCCGCGCATATCGTCAAGGACGTCATCGACGCCTTCCTGCAGAAATCGTCGACCGACACCGCCGCCAATCGGCTGTGGCTGGTGCGCGACGACGGCACCATGACCGAAGGCGCCATGATCCGAAACCAGGACGTGACCGCGTTCACGCGCTGGGCGACGGCGGGCCAGGTGAAGGCCGGCTGTGTCGACGGCAAGGGCCATGCCTATATCGCGGTCGAGCGGATGACTGACGGCGTCGCGGCGATCTATTTCGAGGGGCTGGAGGAAGGCCTGATTTTCGACGCCACGGTCGAGCAGGAATTCGAGACGCCGGTAACGATCGTGCCGGGCCTCGCCGTGCATGAGGGCGCCGATGTGTGGGCGCGCGCCGACGGCTTCGTGTCGGGGCCTTACACCGTCGCCGGCGAACAGATCACGCTGCCGGTCGCCGCCAGCATCGTGCAGGTCGGGCGCTGGACGCCGCCTTCGGCCAAGCTGTTGCCGCTGCCGAGCGAGGTGGCCGAGCGCACCGTGCTGCGAAGGCCCAAGCGCGTGCATACGGTCAAGCTCGACGTCATCGACACCACGTCGGTGGCGATCGGCGCCAACGGCCATGCTGCGCGCGACCAGACTTTGTATTTCGCGGGAGATGCGACCGACGCGCCGGTGGCGCCCTACACCGGCCGCGTCTCGGCGACC